CGATGGTGAAGCAACATCGGATAATGTTACTGGTGATTATACTGATCTTCAGGATGACCCTTACAACATAGATGCGAATTGGGTTGAAGCTATACTTGACGACACCATCTCATTTCACATTTCGGAGTTTACTGATTCTCTACACGCAAAAGTTATCAAGTCACCTTTCAATTATCATTCTGTAACAGCCACCGTTAGAAAATCAGCCGCTGGAACTGATCCAAATCTTAATGTTCACGTGATGGACAATTTTGCTGTAAGAGAAACCCCAGTTGACACAGAACCAGTAAGCAATTTTACATCAGAAGTTTTTGAAGGCACATTCAATTTATTTGATAGCGTTCATGCGATTGCTTTTCGCATAATGCTGCAAGGTGTTGCAATTGATACTGCTTCCGTTGATTTTGCTGCTGTGCGTGTTTATCTTGCAATGGAAGGTACACGCATCAAGGCGTCAGTATCTGGTGCTGCAACAGTAACACTAGCTGATGGTGGTTTAATTAAGATTGGCGCAGCTTCGGTATCTGGCGCAGCAACCGTTACTGATGCTACTGGTGGAATTATTCATCCGGCGGCAGCATCAGTTACTGGTGTTGCAACAGTTACCCTTGCAACAGCAGCAGTTAAAAAGCTGGGTGCTGCAGATGTAACTGGCACTGCCACTGTAACCCTTGCCACTGCTGAAGTTTCACACATAGCAGCAGCAACAGTATCTGGGGCTGCAACAGTAACCCTTGCAACTGCACAGGTTGACCACCAAGCAATTGCTTCTGTAACGGGTGTTGGTGACATAGATGCTGATGCTGACCTAACAGCAAGAGCCCTTGGCTCTGCAGTTGGCATTTGTACTGTAACCCTTGCAACTGCAACTATGGATTATTCTGCATCAGCAAATGTAGCTGGTGCTGCAACAGTAACACTTGCAACCGCTGATAGAATTCTTGGAACCACAGTTGATGTAACTGGGATTGCAACTGTTACTGATGCTACTGGTGGAATTATCCACCCAGCTGCAGCTGATGTAACTGGCATAGCAACAATTACTGCTGCTGATCCTAATGTTGAATACAGTGGGGAAGCTGATGTAACTGGCATTTGTACTATTACAGATGCCACTGGTGACACTGGTGGTTTCAAACAAGGGGAAGCAGATGTAACAGGAAATGCAACTGTATCTGATGCTACTGCTGCAGTTGAACATCAAGCAGATGCTTCAGTTACTGGTGTTGCAATAATTACTGATGCAACTGGTGATATTGGCGGGATACAAGATGGTGCAGCAGATGTAACTGGTGTTGCTTCAGTTACTGATGCAACCGCAGAAGTTGAACATTCAGCAACTGCTTCTGTTGATGGTATCGCAACAATAACTTTGGCAACTGCCATAGTTGATTATAGTGCTGATGCATCTGTAAGTGGTGCTGCAACAATAACGCTTGCCACTGCTGAAGTTTTACATATAGCTGATGCTTCAGTTACTGGTGTCTGCACCATAACGCTAGCAACTGGTGATGTTAGTGAGATACAAGATGGTGCTGCATCTGTAACTGGTTCTGCTTCAATCATTGCTGATGCCCATGCCAATTATTCTGCTGATGCTGATGTTACTGGTGTTGGTGCAATAACTGCTGATGCTGATTTAACTTTAGTTGGTGTTACTTCAGTTACTGGTGTTTGCACTGTCAATGCAAAACCTGGAATTAAACTAGCAACTGCAGCTGCAGCAGTGACTGGTGAAGCAATTCTAGATCCTGATTTCAGTTTTGGTTGGCTAAACATAATTCCTGATAGACCATTTGCACCGATTGCTGATAGAGCAGGTTTTGGTTACACAGGCACTTATGATTTTGTTGATGAAGATCCATACAACATTGATGCTAATTGGGTAACAGTTGACAACCCCAGTGGAAATGCAAATTACATAGTTGATTTTGATGATGCTGCTTTCACCAAGGCTGTTCATGCCCCACAAGCCCACAATTTTGCAATCACCGTCAGAGTAAATGCCGCTGGTGGAACCCCTGGGGTTGCAATAGATGTACGCACAACAGATGGGTTCCTTGCAAGGGAATACATACTCAGGGAAGAACCAGTAACTAACACAGTTTCTGAAGTTTTAACTGGCACATTTAGTTTGTTGTGGGGGCCTTCATCAACTGATCCATATCCAACTGGCGGAAACAATCTAAGAATTCAGGTTCTTGGAAGATCATCTGGTGATAGAAATCTTGATATTGCTGCTTTCAGAATGTACATGGCGCTTGAAGGAACCCGCATTGCAGCATCTGTTTCTGCAGAAGCTACAGCTACTGCCACTGGTGGGATAGTTAAAAGCATCAGCACTAGTGTTACCGGAATAGCAGCTGTTACAGGAATAGCAGCAGTAAATCATTCTGCAGTTGCCTCTGTAACGGGTGTTGCATCTGTTAGTGCTGTACCAGATTTAATTATAGCTATTGATTATGGGCAAATAATTTTTGTGTCTAGTGTTGTCAAGTCAATTGAAAGTGAAACTAACATTTCTAAAACTATAAGAACATCAAATGAATTAACCAAAAGCATTAACGCTTTGGCAGAGGTTGCATAATGGCTAGGGAATTGATTGATAGATATTCTGATTATGATGTAATCAGCAGAGCCCCAACTGTGTTTAATTATTCATCTGATCTTAATGAAGTGGTAAATGATGCCTCTAGTGGAAGCGCATCTTTTAAGATTTATGATCCAAGTAAGTGTGAAGTTATTTTAGCAGATGAAGCAATTGGGCAAACTGAATTAAGTGTTTCTAATGCTGGTGCATTTGATGAAAATGATGCAGTTGAAGTAACACAAAATGATGAAAGCATTTTGGCGTCAACAGTTAGTTCTGTTGATGCTGTGGCAGGAACAATAACAATTGCTGATGCCTTAACAGTTGCTGCTGATCTTGGGCAAAGGGTCAGAGTTATTTTTGGTGCATCTATTTCTATGTCAGAGTTTGGAACAGCAGATTTGAATACTAGAGATTGGGGTTATCATGGTGTTATTGAAAGTACCCACTCTGTACATTCTGACCCTAGAGCAAAAGAAGGGTTGGAAGTTGACATAGAAGTAAAAGTAACCAATAGTGTTAGAAATTCCACTGATATTATTTGTGCAACAATAAAAGAAGATGATTGTGACTAAACAAATCATTCAGCGGAAAAACAGAGTATCTTGCATTGGTGATTTGCGTGAACGCATCAAGCTACATAATCGTGAAATGCAAGTGCCTGAATTCGGTAATGTAGATTTTTCAGAAAAGTTTTCTGGTACTAAGACTGTATGGGCAAATATAAATACAGTGTCTGGTAAGGTGTTCTTTTCTAGTGCAAATATTGATATTTCTTTAACACATGAAATCATAATTAGATATGATGAAAGTGTAACCTCTGAAACTTGGATTGAATTCAACAATAACAATTTGAGGATTGTAAGCATTGAAGATTTAGAAGAAAGACATGAATTTCTAAAGCTAAGATGCACAGAAAGAGGGGATAAGACCCTTGGGGCCGCGCAAGCATGACTGCAATAGGGTTCAAAGGCGATATTAAAAACCAAAATGTGTTTAAGGGGTTGGATAGACTCAAAGACAGAAGCAAAATTGCAATCAGAAGTGCTTGGTTTGATGTTGCCAAGGATCTAAGCACAGAAGCCAACAAAGAAATCTTGCGCAAGCCAAAAGGTGGGCATGTTTACTTTATCAGAATGAAAAATGGAAGGTACAGAAGGCATGTTGCGTCTGCCCCAGGTGAAACACACGCTAATTTGACTGGCAAACTGCGCCGTTCTGTTAGTTGGAAGGTACATGGCTTCTATATGATGGAATTTGGCTATGGGTTTGCAACTGGTGCCAAAAATAGAGCCCCCATTTATGATGGTTGGGTGGAAGATGGGCACAAACAGGGTAAAAAAAGAGTAGCAGCAAGACCCAGCATGGGAAATGCAGTGAAAGCAATGCAGGGAAGAGCAACAAACCAGTTTGATAGGCAAATTTTAAGAGAATTTCAGCGGGTAAAATGAAAGCATCAGACATAGTTTCCCAGCTTAGTGTACTTTTGCCCCAACTTACTGATAAATTCACTACAGATGTTGGTGTTTTTAGCGTAACACGTTCTGGTACTAACATGACTGTTGTTTGTAGTGAACAGCATGGGCTAGAAGTGGGTCAAGCATTCGCAATTGTTGGTTCTGATGTGCCTATTCCTATCTCTTCACTGACTAGGCTTGGTACAGTTGGTACTTTGGTTACTTCTACAAGCCATGATCTTACAAATGCTGTTGCTGAAACCATTAGAATCACTGGGGCAACAGAATCTGAATTCAATGATACATTCACTGTAACTAACATTGAAAATAGAACTACTATTACCTTTGTAATGGCAGATTCTGGTGCCACAAGTGCTACTGGTTCACCAATTTTGCGTGATGCGGAATCTAAACTAAGGGATTACAACACCATTTACAATGTAGATGATGTAATTGACCCTGTTACTTTCATGTTTTCACATGCAGTAACTGGTTTACCTGATCCTGATGGGAATTTTACACTAAGAATTAAGCCTAGAATATCTTCTGGACTTAACATAGAAAGAATATCTGCTGCTTACACTGAAAGCCAATTAGATAGTTATTGGGCATTTGTGGTTTTGGGTGCTGCCAATGTGTCACAAAGTAGGCTTGTAGAATCAGATGCTCTTGACAATCAGCAAAGAAATTCAAGTTTTAGGCAGCAAATGATAGAACCTTTTACAGTGTTTGTGTTTATACCTGTAGAAGATGAAATTGCTGCTAGACATTCAAGGGATGAAGCTTCTGATTTGCTACGCCCACTGCTTAGATCTTTGCTTTTTAGCAAACTAAGCACTGGGCTTTATGCAGATGTACTAAACCCTGTTCAATTTGTTGGGCATGATGCATTTTCTTATGATACTTCAGTGTATGTGCATCAGTATAACTTTCAACAGGTAGCCGAAATCTATGAAGAAGATACTGTTGGGCCAGATCTTGATGTTGCATTCCGTAACATTGATTTCAGTATCTTCACTGACTTCGGTACACAGGTAGAATTCATGCAAGGAACACCAAATTTAGATGATGAACCAATTTAATAGGTGGTGAATATGAATAGTGTACAAATAAAAGTAACTAAAAATATGTCAGCCTATAAAGTTGGTGACATTATTACAGTGCCTATTGATGAAAAAGGCACACCAAAAAGTTTGTTTTGGCGCAGACGTTTGAAAGATGCCAAGATGGATGGATGTTGTGAAATTGTTAGGCCAGTGACAAAGAAAACAGTAATTAAAAAAGAAACTATAGAAGATGGGGAGTCTGAATAATGGGTGGAACACAAATTCTGCAGCCCGAAGTAACTCTGTCACTGACTAACGCAGATCGGGCAGTCAGTAACACAGATCAAAAAGTGCTTATTGTTGGTCAAATGGTAGCTGCTGGTTCTGCAGTTGATGGTGAACTGCAATCTAACCTTTCTAGTAGTGGTGCCCCTGAAAATGCACTTTTCGGGGAAGCATCCCAGATTGCAGCCATGGTTAGGGCTTTCAAATCAATCAATCCGCAAGTGCAGGTTGACGCTATTGGGATTGATGATGCAGCTGGCACTGCTGGCACAAAGATTATCACGCTAGTTGGTGGGCCAGCCACTGAAGCAGGAACATTGGTTGTGGTTGCTGGTTCTGAAACACTGCACAGGTATGAAATCGCAGTTGCTGTTGATGACAGCATTACCGATATTGGTGATGCAATTGAAGCTGCAATTCTTGCTGATACAAAATGCCCCTACACTGCATCAAATGCAGTTGGTGTTGTTACTCTGACTTGTGACAATCTAGGAACAGTGGGCAATGATCTTGGTGTTGAATGCACAGGAACTGTTGCTGGGCTTACAAGCCATGATGTGACAGTTGGTGTAACTGGCGCAACTGATCCAACATTGACAAGTGTGCTTGATGTTGCCACTGAAAGATACCAAGGCATTGTGTGGCCTTATAGTGTTAATACTGCTTTGGATACATTGCTTCTTTGGTTGGATGATAGGTTTAATCCTACCAATGCAGTAATGGATGGTGTTGCATTCACCACTTTGGTTGATAGTTATGCCAATTCCCTTACATCTGGTAATGGTGAAAATTCACCTAGTTTGGTTATTTTCTCTGATAAACTTGAAGCTGAAACTAACTATCAAGGGCCATCCCAGAATGAACCTACCTATTCCAAGTCAGCAATGTTTGCTGCAATTAGGTCTTTGCGCCTAACACCTGATGCTTCAATTTCGCGCTATGTAACTAGTTCTGCTTCACTTGATCAGTTTGGTGGGCCAGCACTGGCAACATTGCCTTACTTCAATACGCCGATTCCCCAGATGCCTACGATTGCAACTGGTAGGGGTTGGACTGCACTAGAAGTAGAAGCATTGCTTGCAGCTGGTATCTCTGTAATTGGTGTGAATGCTACAGGATCAAGCGCACTAGTAGGTGAAGTGGTTACAACTTACAAAACTGATACTGCATCAAATCCAGATGATACATTCAGATTCTTGAATTATGTTGATACTTCTAGTGGTGTGCGTGAATACTACTTCAATAATTACAAGAGCAGATTTGCCCAGTCTAGGTTGACTGATGGCACTGTTTCACGTGGGCGCGATATGGCAAATGATGTGATTATTAGAGCGTATTCGGAACAACTATACAAAACACTTTCTGGGCCTAATTATGTTTTGGTTCAGTCTGGTGAAGCTGCTTTTGTGTATTACAAAGAGAATCTAGATTTGACGCTAGATCTTGGCCTTGGCAAAGTTACTATTGTTATGTTTGTACCGATTGTAACTCAACTGCGCCAAATCATTGCCACTATCAAAATAGCTTTTAACACCACAGAGGGATAATAGAAAATGCCCATTCAACTATCTGATGCAACTGTATTGGTCAATGATGAAGTGGTTATGATTGTGCCTAATTCATTGAAATACACTGAAGGGTTTGGTGAACAAACTGTTAGA